TCGGCATCACTAAGACCCATGTCGAAAATCACTCCTTTCCTGGCGGAGCGAGTGAGGTTGGCACAGAAAAGGCGACTTGATTCACCCATGACCTCGTTGTAAGATGGTGAACCGGCTATGATCGACTGCCCGTAACCAACTTCATTGGAGAAGTGCGCTTTGGGTTTGACCTTGAGTTGATCCTTGAGGAAACCGGAAAAGCCGACAGAAGCAGCAGATTCACCAAAAGCCTCAGTAGTATGAAGCCGTGAAACGAAGCCTGTGGTTCTCGAGTGAAACCAAGAAAAGCACAGATCATCGGCCAATCGAGTTGTGATTTCGTCACTTAAGTAAGCGGTGACGAAAGATTCCATCAACTGAGTAGCTTTGTGGATCACTTCAGGTGTCATCAGAGTGGCCTTCGTGGGTTCGGCGAGTTGTCTCAGGCACACATTGCGGAGGTCATGGAAAGTGTGCGAAGACGATTGGACAACACCGAGAGCTTGAGCGTCTCTGTAACCGTATCGAGTATGTTCTACATCGCTAATGTCCGTCTGACCGAATTTCTTAAGACCGAAGGCAGGACCGAGATCGAGGGTCGGGATATCGGTGAAGTGACTGGACGCGGTCGGAAGAACGGCACGGGCCGCGATGATGGACTGAATGACATCTCGCCCAGGGAAGGTCAAGGAAATATCGTCGACATCGGTGACATTAATATCAGACACAAAGACAGAATCAGGATCAGGGACAAAGATCTCACCATGTTCGTGGTGCCTATTAACCCCGGAGACGTGACGAGTGTCCAAGGCACCGTAAATGTAATTGCGGTAGGACCCGCCCTGAACGAATGGTTGAGCCGACTCAAGACGGCATCCGGCGAGCGCCATCGACGCAACACCAGACTCCATGACCAAGACACAAGATTTCGAGTGACGGGTAACGCCGACAATAACGACAGATCTGGCGTTAGCGAACCAATTGAGATATTTGCCCGACAAACCAGGGATGATCACAGTGTGCGTCGAACGTTGACCTTGAACTTGCGTGATGGAAGCAACAGTGGATCCGAGATGCTTGACTTCTTGCGCCTTAACACGTGACCTGATGACGAGGGAGCCTTGGCTGGGGACGTACCTGGGGTCTTCAGTGATGAAGATAGACTGGAGTCTGTCCGACCTGGTCTGGATGAGGGAAGCGCGAGTGTGATCAGCAAATGTTCGAAGGACCTTAATGGCGTCGACCGGCACATTCTGCGACAATGATAAAAGGATGGTGGGGCAATCAGGGGCAGTCGTAAAATCGAAGAAATTTTTGTCCTGCCTGTATTGTTGAAGCTCATCTCCGATCCAGATTAACTCGTTTGCCTTATATTTGTAAGCGAGGACAGACCAACCGCGTGCGGTGGTCTCGTCGAAATTTCCAATCTCGTCGAGAATGACGGTGTCAAAGCGTGTACCTTTCGGAATGCGGTGCATGGTAACGACGGTGGCGTGTGGGAGTTTAGCAATCCAATCCTTGGCGAGCTCGCCGGAAGGAACAACGACGAGCACGTTAGGCGTGTGAGCGACAGCGAGCCTGACGAGTGTACTCTTGGCAGAGGCGCTAATGCCGCGAACAACGACGGTCGGCGAAACACCAGTAGGACCAGCTTTCTGGACGGTGCGGTAGAAGTTAAGGATGTGATTAAGGAGAGCGGCCACAGGTGGTTTACCATCGTCTGACGTGTCCAATACAGCACGAATCGCAGCCCAATCGAACGCATATTGCTTGAGAGAGGGTGTCATCCTGAGGCACTCTTGAAGGACAGTGAGCCCACCAAAATCCGGGCACGGGATGACGTTGGACGCTCGAATAGCAGCAAGTAGTTCACCGTGAGATGTAATAGTGGTAGTGAAAGCCACATTTGACTTAGAACCGCCAACCATAAAATCAAGAGGGGCCGCAAAATCGAAATCACCGAAATACTGGATGTCGTCGTCTTCTGGTTCGAGGACTATCTGCATAGAACCCTGCGGGAAATTGAACGGTCCGGGTGGGCCCACAGGAGGCGGTAAAGAGCGCAATTTGACGATTGTGTTATCTTCAGGGACGGCGGCCAGTTCATCAGTCAAAGGGTTAAAAGTGCTACCATCAG